GCGATTCGTGTTGTGGCTGAAGTGCCGACTCGGCTGGCACGACTGGCAGAGGCACCGTGACGGGGGCTGGTGGTGCGCCGCTTGCCCGAAAGGCCGGGCGGTCGGGGTGACTCCGTGCCCGTCGTGCTGGGGCCTCGGCGGGGAGAACTTCTGGGACATGGAGCGAGACCGCTGGTTCACCCGGCCGTGCTCACTCTGTGGGGGTGGGCGATGACCTCCCACTACGAGATCAGAGTCCACGCCGGCTCAAGGTCTTGCTCCGGCGAGGCCGAGGTCGCCGTCGATAGTGTCCGCACACGAGGCGGACACTTGGTTAGGCAGTACGTCGTGACCACGAAGAGATCGTACGTCAAGTTCAACGCGAGGTTCGCTGGCGCAATTGCCCGCAAACTGAGCACAACCGGACCAGTCGCCTGCATTCGAGCAGGCGACTATGAGGTTCACATCAGCAACCCGAAGAGGGTTGCATTGGAGATACAGAATGCAGAAGTCCCTCGGTGAAAAGATCCTCCCCGAACTCGTCCTCGTCTTCGCTCACACGCACGGCGAAGAGATCCTCATGCGCGCCCTGGTCGAGAACTACACCATCGATCAGGCGGTCGGCCACTACGTGAACAGTCTCGGCTGGTCCCGGCGCGGTCAGCTGTCGCAGGAGTTCCTCGCCGGCGTCGCGAAGGCGGTCAACGACGCGGCCCTGCGCATGGCGGAGAGCGAGAAGAAGACCGCGACCGCCTCGACGCCCCCGAAGTAGGATGCCCGACCTCTACTTCCCGTACTGGCGCAACGTGCCGAACAATCATCATGACGGGTGCAAGCGTGACATGCTTACGCTCAAGGCCGGCGAGCTGTACTGTGTTCCGTGCGGGATTGTGATCCCGACCGAGATCTGGGTCGACGGCTACAACGCCGAGTCTGGAGCCAGCGACGACCCACCGTGGATCAAGTCCGCCCTGAGCATGAAGGGGATCAAGGAGATCGCGGGTGAGCAGGACAACCCCGACATCGTGATGTTCCACCAGACGACCACCCTCAAGGCGACGGACGACGAGACGCCGTGGTGCGCCTCGTTCGTCAACTGGTGCTTCACGGTCAACGGCATCAGGGGGACCGACTCGGCGCATTCGAAGTCGTGGCTCAGCTGGGGGCGCAAGCTCGACACCCTGGAGGATTGGACCGTCGGCGACGTCGCGGTCTTCCAGCGGAGCGGGAACACCTCCTACCTCAGCGGCGGCGGCCACGTCGGGTTCATCGTCGGCATCGAAGGTGATCACGCGCTCGTCCTCGGCGGGAACCAGAGCAACACGGTCAAGGTGTCGAAGTACCCGCTCGATTCCCTTCTGGAGATTGTGCGGTACGATGCTCCGCTGCCCTAGCCCGCAATGCACTGGCGTGCTCAAGAAGGTCCACGACTCGCGGTCTGGGACCTACATGGGCAAGGGGGCGCAGAAGGAACTCGCGATCGTGCAAGCGATCATGGGACCGCAGGACGGGTACATCTACCGACTGCGCGAATGCGACACGTGCGAGCGCAGGGCCGCGACGACCGAGATGGTCTTCGTCGTCGGCGGAGCGCTCCTGAAGGCTCCGCGCATCCCCAACCCACCCCTTCTGGACGCAAAGAGGGCAACGCAGCAGGGCTATACGGGTCAACCGTGTAGCCGGTGCCAGTCACTCAGGACCGTTCGGAGCGGGACGTGCGTGAATTGCCTCGACTGCCTTCACTCCGGGGAGTGTGGGTGATGAACTTCATATACATCGCCGGTCCATACACCGGAGGCGATCAGGTCCTGAACGTGCGAGCAGCGATCGAAGCGGCCCAGCGTGTGGTCGAATGCGCAGACCGCGAGGCGCTTCGCGCCGCCGTGCTAAAGATCCCAGTGTTCAGTATGATGGAGTATGAGGAATGGACGACGAAGAACAAGTCTGGCGCCTGATGACCATCTTCGTGTGGCTGTGCCTCGTGGCAATCATGGTGTCGGACTGCCTCTTTCACTAGTGGTTACGCACACTTAGAGGATCTCTTGACAGGCACGCATGGTGCCTGTACCATCTTCTCATGCGTATCAGTGGCACGATCCCGAGCGGCGACTACCAGGTGGTCCCATTCCTCAAAGAATACGCGCTCGAAGCTGGAGATTTCGATCTCGCTACGATCCTGCTGGCCCTCTCGGGCAACGTCGCGAATTGCGAGTTCGCGCTCTACCTCGCGGAGAGCGGCAAGGCGGCTCTGACCAACGCAGAGCGAGCAGCTTCGGAGATCTTCATCGACACTGCGGTCGTGGCGGCCGCCGACCCTGATCCCGACCTCTACGTGAAGGCCGCAGAGCCGATCGTCATCCCGTCGAAGAGCGGGGAGAGCCTGTACATCTACCTGAGCACCGGCGACGCTGCGGTGAGCGGGTCCTTCCGACTGGCGATCAAATGACGCAACGACCCTCCAGTCTCGGCGGCGGCGGCGGCCTCTCCTCTCCTGTCGGGGTCGCCGACGGCGGAACCGGGCAGACCGACGCCCTTTCGGCAGGCAAAGCTCTCGGGCTCCACCAGGGCTGGCCGACCTTCCCGTACATGTACCCGGTCGACCTCTCTTCGGATGAGGCCGATGCGATCGCGACGCCTCCGCCGGACCCGATCAACGGAGGGAATCTGGTCTGGGATCTCTCGGCAGGTCTCGACGCTGCTGCCGTAGCAGCCGGAGCGCTTGACGCAGACTTCGACGCAACCAGCACGAACTTCGCAGGAGGGCCCCGCCTGACCAGCACGATCGTCCCGGCGCCCGGAAAGGGGCGGGGCGTAGCAGCGTTCGTGAGCACGGCGGACCTGGACGCCAACACCGAGGCTGGCGGTGTCGTGATGGAGACCGGACCTGGCGTGAATGCCACGGGCCTCGTCGTCCGCTCTTCTGGTGGGGCGTGGCAGGTTCAGCTTCTGACCGACGGCGGCAGCGTTGCCACGGTCAACATCGTCGAAGCCGACGTGATCAGCGGTGTCTGGCTCATGCTCTGGCAGGAGTACCAGTCTGGCGCAGGGATCATCATCGGAGGGCGCTACGCTCTGGGCGGGTCCGCGGCCGTGTACCCGTCGCTTGCCGACTGGCGCAAGGTCCACACCGGCCCGAACGCAGACGCAGGCAACGCGACCGACGATCTCAACTGTGGAATCGTCGGCAAGACCGCGAACACTGACGACGCTCTCAACGTCAAGTACGGGGCGATCCTGGTGGGGTGGGTAGCCTAAAACCTCAATGAAACCGGCCTCTTACGGCTCTGGTTGACACTTCGCGCCCCGCCCGCTACCCTGTAGGTGAGTGAGTGTGGGCTCACGGGTCGTTGAACGAAACGATCGGGTTCGGCGTTGAGGTGTGGCTGCTCCCCGGCGCCGAACCCACCCACACTGGAGCAGTGATGTCGTCAGACCTCATAGGAGAGCGCGTCGGGCCATACAGCCGATGCCTTGAGGTCGCGACTGACTCGAATCTCCACAAAGACTTCTCTGGCGGTCCCGCAAGGGCCGACTTCCCGAAGGCCCACGAAGGGCACTTCTACAAAATCCACTCTGTCAAGTTCGTAATCTGCGATGGTGCCGCGCTGCCGTACAACAGCTTTGGTGCCGTAGCTGCTCTGACGAATGGGGTAAGGTTCGTGTACCGGCTGGGAGCCGATCACGAAGAGGTGGACATTCCGAGCGGGGGCGCTCTGAAGGCTAACGAAGATTTCTTTGAAGACTTCGAGATTGAGTTCATCGACGACACTGCGATCTACATCATGTTCGCAGAGTGGACGCCGAAGCAGGCGTTCGACATGGATGCAGACGACCCCCATAGCTACATCGCGGTATACCTGAACGACGACTTGACGGGTCTGACAAAGTTCAGGATCACGGCGCAAGCCGATCTGTACAGGAAGACCTGATGTTGCCGACTCTGATCGAATGGTGGCCGGTCTTCAGCGCGGCGGTCCTAGTGGTTCTCGGAGCCATGAAGTGGGCCCACCAGATGCACACGATCCAGATCGCTCAGCTGAGGCAGCTGGCAGTTCACAACAAGATTCTGCTGAAGCACAAGCACAAGGAGGACGGATCGGTCGACATCGATCCGGCTTCGCTTCACATCTCCGAAGAAGAACTCTTCTCCTACTAGGAGCGAACGATGGCACGAACTCCCGCCCCCCGAACCCGCGCAGGACAGCGCAGCCGCCTCTTCCGGCGTTGCTGGGACGTCGCCCTGGTCGAAGGTCACAAGCTCATGGAGTCGTCAGACTTCAAGGAGGGCGACTGGACCGGCGGCCAGTTCCGGCAGCAGTTGAAGATGCGGCTGGACCGCATCTTTGAACTCCCGCCCATCGCCGAAGAGATCAGCGACATCGTGATCAGCGTCGTCGTCGACTCGGTCGCATGGCGCATCCGTGAGACGAACTCGAAGTGGGCGCTCGTCCGACGCGACTGGATCGTCTACGCGAAGGAGTGCGTGGCGTACTGCGAAGCCCAGCGCGATGAGCGCGGGATGGAGCCCTAGCCATGCCGGCGCCGTTCATCGAACTCGGAAACAACCACCGCATCGACTTCCAGAGCGGCGAGGCCCTCGACCAAGTCGTCGGCGACAAGGCGCTGCTTCCGGCGTCGTGCGAAGGAACTCGGGTGCAGATCCTGGCGACCGGGGCGAAGCGTCAGATCGACCTCGTGCCGTCCGGGATCAACTCGGAGTACCTGCAACTCGAAGCCGGGAAGTTCCTGGGAGCCAGCATCGCGGACAGCAACGTCGACCCGGCGGGGATGTTCGCCCGGCAGAACACGTCCGGCAAGGACCTCTGGATCGCCCGGCTCTGGGTGGTCGGAGGGACCGTGCCGGCCCTGGCGGCGACGGCGGACATCGGGACCAGCGCCAACCCCGTTCCGGTCGGCGGCTCCAACAACATCTTCGACGGCATCGACCTCCGCAACGGCGGCGTCGTTCGGGACTGGGACTCTGCCCTCGCGGCAGACCACCCGCTGGCAGGTCGACCGAGCCGGCTGTGGCTCCAGAACGAGTGGCTGTCCATGACGATGGCGACCGGTGACGTGACCGGGTTCGTCGGCAAGCTGATCGTTCAGGTTGTTGCCCTCAACGACTTGAAGACGGTTTTCTAGAAGGATTCTAGGTACTTACAAGACAGTTGACAGGCGCCTCAGCCTATGAGACACTGTTGACACTACCAGGAAAGAGAGGGGATGAGCAGCCATTCGCCCCGAGGTTTTCTTCACGATCCGGATGGGAAGCGGTCCTTTGGCCGCGGAATGATCGCCTTCGCGGTCGTCATCATGTGCATCGCAGCATACCTCAAGCACGAAGACCTGCTCGAAACCGCAACTCTTCTATTCACGACCTTTATGGGTTGGGAGGCGCGAAAGAGTTCCAATGAGCAGCCAAAAAACCGAGAAGCCACCGATCAGGTTCAGCGAGATCATGGAGTACATGTCTTGCCCGGAACTGGGACGTCGGTCGAGCGAGAGCAAGAGCCCCGGGAACGTTCACACCGTCAACGGCATTACGATGGCGCTGATGGTGGAGACCTACCTGAGCGGTTCCGTCAAGAACCCTGACCCTGAAGCGCACGCGAGCAACTGCCTTCAGGTAGCGATTACAGAAGAAGAGCAGCGATCCGGCAAGGTCTGGATGACCCCGCAGCAGGCGGGGATCATCATCGACCGCTGCGCGTCCGCCTTCTACCACTTCATGCACTGGTGGCCGAAGCAGGGCCTTGAGGTCGTCGCCGTCGAGATCGAGGTGCGGTCGAATCACATCGTCGAACGAGGTGGGCGCCTGGACATGCTGGTCTACAGGCCCGCCGACGGCAAGTTCGGAATCCTCGACGGCAAGGGATACGGCATGGGCGGGAAGTCCGTGAACTCCCAGTCGATCACGCCGGACCTCAACAAGGAGAACCAGTGCGGCTGGTACGGAGCAATCCTGGAGGCTGGCTGCACGGCGTTCAAGGGCGTCCCGAACCGAGAGCGCCGCACGCTCACCTCCGAGTTGAAGAAGAAGTACGAGCACATCGAACTCAACTTCGAGATCGGCTTCTACGGACAGATCCTCTTCGGCCACTTGATCCCGTTCAAGGTCGGCGCGAAGAAGGGGACGCAGCGCGGACAGTGCCTGTTCACCGCAGAGTTCCACCAACACCTCGTGACGAACGCCAACCGGCTCGCCGACTGGTACCACGTCATGAAGACCCTCGCACCATCCCCCTCCGTTCGCCGGTACGACACCGGTGGGCGATACACCTGTGACCGATGCAGGTTCGCAAAGGACTGTTGGCCCGACGCGAACACGCCCGCCCCGGTCGCAACCATCCCGGATTTCGTGAACGAGATCCTCAAGGAGCAGCCATGAGTGACGCACCCCCTTCTGGAAACCTCCCCGCAGTGGCGGGTGGTTCGAACATGCCGGCATTGCCGGACTTCATGCAGCAGTTCGCCAGCATGTTCACCATGCCGACAGCGGAGGACCTGCAGACCCTCGGCGAGCCGATGATCATCCTCACGGTCACCGGCGACGGGATCGTGAAGGTCCGCCGCAAGAAGGAGACGGCGGCGACGCTGCTCCCCGGCGGCATGATCATCGCGGTGCCGGTCAAGGTCGCAACGCCGCGCGCCTACTGGCCGAGCGAGATGCACGACTCCCCGACCTGCAAGTCCAACGATGCGATCGTCGGCATCGGCGACAACGGCGACGGAGAGAGCAAGACCCGTGAGTGCAAGTCCTGTCCGCAGGCGCAGTGGGGGTCGTCGACGACCGGCTCCGGCAAGGGGCAGGCATGCACGCAGACGAAGATCCTCGCCCTGTCCTGCGCAGCGGTCGCAGACGCCGGTGACCACGAGGGCCGCGGGATGGTGAAGATCTCCACCAACCCCGACCACCGATGGTGGTCCGACTTGTACGAGGTCGGCACCTCGGACGAGGGGACCGCCTGGAAGGACGACTTCTCCGAGAAGCTCGGCCCCGTGATCCTCCGCATGACCGCCTCGTCGTTCCCTGCCTGGGAGCGCGCGATGGAGGACATCAAGAAGATCCACGAGTCGAAGAACTGGCCGCTCGAAGCGACGTGGTGGATGATCGAGTGGGAGGCCAAGGACTTCGGCGGCTACACCGTCGGCGCCTGGAAGTTCCGGGTCAACCCGATCCAGAACGAGCAGCAGGCCCTCTGGCTCCGTCAGGCGGTCAAGCTCAAGGACCACCCCTCGCTCGCCTCGATGGGCGACGCGGGCCACGAGGCCGAAGGGGTCATCGACCACGTGTAGAAGGAAACCATGCTCTGTATAGGTAGAGAGCACGTCCCCCTCAACCAGACCTACGAGCGGGTGCAAGGCCCGCATTTTATCACACGCTGGGAGGCGGTCAAGTGAATCTAGAATCGATCATGGCGCAATTCGGTGGCAGGCTGACCACCGTCGCGGACGTAGAGCTACCCGCTCCGCCGCCTTTGCGTAGGAAGATCGACGCCGAGAGCCTCAAGCAGCAGGTCGTCGAGAAGGGGATCAAGAGCTTCTTCGACGCGCTCACAGGTCAGGCCGGCCAGCGCGTGAGCGAGACCATCCTCTACAAGTGCTGGCACCACGTAGACAAGCATGCCAGCCTCTGCGTATCCGTCGCTCACGGCGGCTACCAGTGCAAGGCTTGCGGAGAGTCACGGGACCTGATCGGCGGGTGGATGGCTATCCGCTCCGTAGGGTTCAAGGAGTCCCTCGATCAGATCGTTGAATGGCTCGGCGGCGCACTTACGCTGCCGCCGCCGGTCTTCGCGCTCAAGGCAACCCCTTCCGGTGAAGCGAAGCACAAGAAGGACGTCGAAGCAAAGTACAAGACCGTAGACCCTAGGGTTTCTGAAGAGCTTGAGGGCTGGCAGCGGTCGATCCTCAGCAACCCTTCCGTCCTTGAGCGGCTCGCGACTAACTACGGCGTGACCAGAGAGTCCGTCGAGATGTTTGGCCTGGGCTGGATCTCCCGCGAGAGTCGCCTCGCGATCCCGGTCTACATAAGCGGTCGCCTCGTAAACGTGCGCAAGCACGACATTATGAGAAAGAACTGCGTCTGGGTCAGTGACGACGGGGCTTCGATCTCGAAGGAAGAAGGGTTCGGTCGCAAGCCGACGTGGGACAACAAGGTCTGCCGCAAGAAGGGGCGCCGCGGTGGCAAGGTCACTGGCGTAGCAGGACATAACAGCAACAACCTGTACCCGAGCGACAACCTCAAGAGCTTTGGCTCGACCGCCGTCAGGGAGACCGGCGCCCCGAATCCGTGGGTGTGTATCACTGGCGGAGAACTCAAGGCAATCCTCCTGAACCAGAGCGGCATCCCCGCTGTCACGTTCACGGGTGGCGAAAACTCTTTCGCGAAGGGGTGGATTGAGAAGTTCCGTGGGCTGAGCGTTGACATCTGCCTCGACGCCGACAAGGCCGGACAGTCCGGAGCGAAGAAGCTCGCGAAGGTCCTGTTCGGCGTCGCGGCCGAGGTCAGGATTATCATCCTACCTTTCGGTGACGTCAACGACTACTACCGCTCACGTGAGTTCAACTTCGACGACTGGTGGGATCTGCCGCGCGAAGGTCACACGAAGAGTCCGTACGAACAGAGCCCCATTGAGATCAACTTCGGGCAAGTCCACGAGGTTGAGATGGCTGAGCGCCCGGTCGTCATGCAGGCTGTAGTGGCCGGCGGGACCGACCGGACGAAGTTCGTAATCTGCGGCGCGAAGGTGGCGTGCGAGTACGGAGAGAACAACGACAAGCTGCCGAACTGTGGCAAGTGCGCGCTCCCTTCGCACGGCTTCGAGCGAGAGATCAGGGTCCCGTCTGACCGCATCGTGAGCCTGTCAAAGCAGGCCCCGAGCAGACAGGAGAAGGACGTTCGCGAGCGAATGCTCGGCATCCCTTCGCGCTGCCCGCACCCTGAGTACGAGTTCATCCGCTCACGAGTCATGCCTGTGCTGCTGGCACCAGACACTGAAGCTCGAACTAGCGTAGACTGGACCGACCAGCGACACTTCATCTTCCCTACGTACCACCTCGGAGCAGACATCCCGAGGGACAACGAGCCGGTCACGGTCGTCGGGCGCCTCTGCGCTGATCCGGTAACTTCCGACGCCACGATGATCATCGACACGATCAAGCCGGCGAAGAGGTCGATCCACTCCGCAGTGATGTCGCCGGAGACTGAGCAGTACCTGCTCGGTCTGTCTGAGCACGACCCCAGCACGCAGGCCGGAGCGGCCGAGCGGTTCCAGAAGATCCTCAGCGACATGGAGTTCGGGGTCACCCGCATCTACGACCAGCGCACGATGCTGGCTGCGTACCTGCTGCTCTACTTCATGCCCATCCGCTTCAGGATGTTCGGCGAAATGAACCAGAAGGTATCGCCAGAGATCCTCGCGCTCGGAGACTCAAGGCAGGGTAAGACCACATCGGCCAACAAGATGATCAAGCACTTCGGGGCCGGGGCCGCTGTTGACGCAGAAGGGGCGACCTATGTCGGACTCGTCGGCGGGCGCAACGAGTTCGGCTCTGCTGGCAAGGTCTTTGCGTGGGGAGTGCTGCCGCTCAACAATGGCGGCCTCGTATTCCTGGACGAGATCGATGGACTGGTCGATGAGGGCATCTTCTCAAAGCTGACGTCAATCCGGTCAAGCGGAGTCGCGCAGCGCACGACCGCAGGAGGCAACCGTCGCACGTCAGCAGCCCTCCGCATGATCATGGCGTCGAACCCAGTGGGGTCCAGGCGGCTCGCGCAGTACGACTCCCTTCTTTATGCCGCGAAAGAACTCATCAAGAAGCCGGCAGATCTCGCTCGCTTCGAGTTCATGATCGGTGTCTACAAGATCAGTACGCCGGACTTCGACTACACCAGAGAGAAGTTTACCTACACCTCGGAGCGTGCTCAAGAGCATCTCCGCTGGGCGTGGCAGCAGCAGCCATCGCTGACCGACGACGTGTCGAAGTATGCCGCCGAGTGCGCGAAGTGGCTCTGTGAGCAATTCCCGAACATGCCCACGCTTGAGCCCACCGAAGCCCGCTGGAAGGTTGGCCGAACGGCCTGCGCCATGGCTGCCCTCGCCTTCTCACGTGACGAGAAGGGTAAGGTTAAGGTCACGACGGACCACGTCAAGGCGGCGTCGGAGTGGATCTCTAGCATCTACTCGACCCCGCAGTGGAACATCAGCAAGGCGCTCGGACACGGAAACATCAACGACGACGACGTGAAGAACGCGATCGACGCCCTGGGAGGACGGAAGTTCGCTCTCATGATTATGGACAGAGGGTCCATCAAGGGCAACGACCTTCACACGGCGTACTCAATTTCGACTGCCATCGGCAAGAAGTCCTTCGACGAAGTCAAGGCTACTCTGACGATGTTCAATGACTGCTTCGTAGAGAGACGGGGTTCGTACAGGAAGACAGAACAATTCCGACGGTGGCTTGAGCACCACTACACGGAAGAGGAGGTGGCGTGATGCTTGACCGAGAGATCCTAGAATACACCTCAGACGGGCAGCCGTACTCGCTCACGGCGATCGCAAGCGCCCTGAAGGTGCCAGAGTTCCTCCTGAAGATCTCGATCGATGCGCTGGTCCCGCACAAGCTGTCGTGCCGGAACTCTAGCAGTGGGCCGATTTACCAGTCCCCGACCGTGAAGTCGAGGATGCCCGAACTCGACAAGAAGGTGGATGATCTGCGTGACGCGCAGTTGCCCGGATTCCGACCGGACGACCCGACCGCGATCATCCCGCCCCTTTCGGACGCATCGATCCCGCTCGACGTTCCCGCGACGCCGGACACGGTCAAGTGGTCCTTCGAGTTGCCGGAAGGTATGAAGGACCTGCGCCCGTGGATGCAGTCCGCGATGGGCTGGGACATGGACCCGTACGCGAGCCCGACTCCGATCGGGAACGGCAACGACGTCAAGACCGACAGCGCGATCCGCTGGATGGGCGGCAAGTCGAAGATGCTGCCGTGGCTACTCGACCGTTACCCTGCGCACTACGCATACGTCGAGGTGTTCGGAGGATCGCTCAAGCCGTTCTTCAGCAAGCCTCGGTCGAAGGTGGAGATCGTCAACGACTTCTACGACGGCCTCGTGAACTTCTGGAGGGTCATGACACACTGGCCCGAAGAGTTGGCGGAAGCGATCAACGCGCTTCCGTCGAGCCGCGTCTACCAGCGGTGGTTCCAGAGGCCGCATGCCTACAGGAACGAGTTCGAGTGGGCCGTTATGTTCGGCTACCTCTCGCTCCACAGCTACAACGGGCTGGTCTGGAAGCCGTTCGCAGGCACGTCACACCAGCCGCCCGGCAAGGCGAATGCCGAGGTCTTCAAGTCGTGCGCGGCGAGGCTCGAAGGGGTCTACATCGAATGCCTCGACTTCCGGGAGATCATCAGAAGGTACTCGCTGAAGAAGGTCGCAGCCGGCCCGGTCTTCACGTACCTGGATCCGCCCTACATGAAGACTGAAGGCTACGCTCTCAAGTTCCCGGACGAGTGGCACCAGGAGATCGCGGACCTCATGGTCAAGATCCACGAAGCGGGCAACCTCGTCCTCATGACCAACAGCGAGATCGCCGGCGATGCCTACATGCGCTGGTTCGGAACGGCGAAGAGCGAGTTCAGGGTCGAGTACATCAACGTTGACTACACGCTCGGGCACGCGGACAGTCGAGGTGCTCGCAAGGAGGCGATCATCTCGAACTTCAAGCTCGAAGCAAAGCAAGGGGGGCTGTTCGGATGATCAGGTTCAAGGTCCCGCCCGAAGAAGCCAAAGAGTTCGGGGAGCGCATCCTGTGCTCTCTCGGCAAGGGGAAACCAGCAGGCCCGTTCAAGTATGGCGGTTGGCGGATCTGCGTAAATGAAATCGCCGCCTACCACGTCCCTGAAAGGGCAGCCAAATGAACTACAGCTACAAGATCACCATCGAGATCGAGTCCCCAGACTTCATCGACGTCGAAGAGTTTCGGGAGATGCTCGCTGGCGCAGTCACGATGGAGATGGTCGACAACTGCGACTCGATCTCGGTCGGCGTGACGCGGACGGATCTCGGCGACGAGGACGAAGAGGACGAAGAGGAGGACGACTTCGACGAAGAGGACGACCTCAACTACGACCCGGACGAAGACCCGGACCTCGACGACGAGGAGGAGGACGAGCCGCCGACGGTCCCCGCCTCGGTCACCGCGCTCATGCGCTCCATCGTCAGCATCGCGAACGACCGCAGGAACGCCAGCAGCCAGGACGAGATCCGTCGCTGCGACGCGCGCGCGAAGTCCCGCATCTCGAACGAGGGTGACGCCTACCTCGAATCCGGCTGGGCGCTCTACTGCGAGCAGGCCGGCATCGTCCAGAACGGGGTGTGACAACTGCGCCCGCGGTCGGCTTCGGTCGACCGCGGGCTGGAGGGCGAGTGATCTACGTCAATGTCAATGGAGTGATCCTGACACTCGGACAGATCGAGGCAGCAGCGGAGCGCGCCTCGGAGGTCGTGGACTTCAGCGAAGGCGCCAACGTTGTCGAGTTCGTCGTAGGCGACTTGATCGCGGCGCTGGCCAGCATCATCAGGGAGTATGAAGAGAAGCTCACCAATGAGACGTAACTTCGCCAACCGCTCCGGGAACAAGAGCAGCAAGAAGAACGAGTCCGCGCACACGCGAGACCTTCGGATTGCACTCGCCCGCACATGGCCCGGCTCCTTCTGGTGGAAGGAGGTCGGCGGCGAGTTCGGGATGAACGGACTGCCGGACCTCTTCGGCTGCGTCGACGGATTCCTGTACGGCTTCGAGATCAAGCTGGACGGCAACTGGTTCAGCGCGATCCAGATCAAGCGCCTTCGACAGCTTCACGCTGCGGGAGCTTGCGCTGGCGGTGTGATCCTCACAAAAGACGGCTGGATGTGGGTCGCCATAGAGCATCTCGGCCACGCCGGGGACCGAAGGAGGTCGAAGTGGATTCCGTTCGTACTGGCGGACCTGAAGCTCTACCGCTCAGAGTAGTCCTCTGGAAGACGATCTGCCGACTGTCCGGTCGCACTGTCCCTAAGTGTGACCGGCTGCCTACGCACGAACCGACCGTAAAGGGCTGGTATCTAGGCAGCGACCCGCACGGCAACGTCACACTGTTCACGGTTGACGAGGCGATCGAATACCACCTTGGCTGGATCTACCTGGGCAGCGAGCCCAGCCTTGAGTCCGTCTGCTCTGCGCTGGCGTGGACCTACCTATGGTCCATCGGCAGAGTGTCGGAAGTGACGTATCGCGCCGCGCTCATGAACGGGATGGCTGGATGGCACATTCTCCGCACCGGCGAGCGTTACGACGCAATCCTTTTCGAGAACAGGGCAGGCAGGCTCGATCTTGCCATCGCGGAGCCTGACGGCTTCTGGTCTTGCGAGGGCTGGGAAGTCAGGCCCGAACCAGGGATGGTTGCTATCCCGATTGAACTCTTTGCGAGGGAAGAATGAATCATATTAAGCTCTTGAGGGCCGACGGTACGTACGTCAAATTCAAGTTCGGGGACGCGGTCGTCTTCGGAGTCATCGTCGAGGACGACATTGAAGCAGCGATGGTCGAGTATGCGCTCAACGCGGCGCTGCATGAATCGCTGCCGGTCTCGTTCGAGAACGTGGGCACGGATGAGGATCCGGTGTCGGTCAAAAGGCGGCTCCAGGGGGGTGATCCTGGCGATGCCACGACGGCCCCCGGATCCAGGGCCCCAGATGGCCCCAGGAAGGCCCCTCAGCCGCCGCAGGAAGCGTCGCAGGCCGAGGCCCCTTCCCATGAGGCGGATTCCAGGCCGCAGGCCAAGGAGGTGCCTGTCAGGCCCTCTAAGCCAACAGCCCCACAGGGGCCCTGGGAGGGGATGACCGAAGAGGACTTCGCGTTCCACGAATTGACCGGATGGTACGGAAAGCACGGGATGAAGAGGAAGGGTCAGATGCAGTTCGCCATGCCGCAGGTCCTGATCCTCGGAAGTAGGCGACTGAACAAGAAGCAGAAGATCAAGCTCTTTTGCGCAATCGCCACCGAAAGGTGGACACGCATCCGTGGCGAGATCGCGAAGGACCTGGGTAAGAAGTCGATCAAGAAGATCGACGCGAAGCACTACGAGTTCGGGAGCGAGACGGTCGGCGGACTGTTCGGTAAGCTGCCGAAGGCTGAGCCGATGAAGGCACACCACGCTCAGAAAGGCGTCCATCTCCCGAGGCCGGTCCAGCGACCGGATCTGACTCCGGCGGCTGCGCTCGGGATGGTGGGGGATGAATAGTCGCCCCTACATTTACGACCACGTGACTCGCACGGTCGTCTATCTGCCGCCGAAGATGACGTTCGCACAGCTAGAGCAGTGGCTGAAGGACGCGCAAAGATTCTTCAAGGCCCGCGGGCAGAAGCTTCCGGTGTACGGCCTGTTCGACTCCACGTACTACATGCATTCAGCGCAGGTAGCGCTCTCTCCGGTGCGCTTGTGGGCCCCGAACGGTCCTGGCATCGTCGCACGATCGATCAAGATGGGTCGAGAGTACATGGTCGAGATGAGCTACGACTGCGTAGACCTGTCCGCACACTTGTCCAGGCCAGATGTCGTAGAGTGGGGCGTGCGAAACAAGGTTGTGTCGATCATCGCAGACACGGGCGACATGGTCGCCAAGTACGCACCAAGGTTTGCATGGACGGCAGGGTCGAGGGCTGAGAGCGAGGGCCGCTCCATCAGCCGGCTCGCGACCGCGTCGTTTACTTTCGAGGTTTCTGCCCCTTCGGGACGTACACCCGACCGTACTTCTTGTAGTACCCAGCGTTCAGCAGAAGGTTCTGAGCCGCGTTGATCCTGTCGCGGTTGAAGTACATCTTCCCGCGCTCAGGATCGTAAACGTAGGCCCGAGTGCCCAGAGCCTCAAGCGCTCCGTCCCACGAGACCTTGCCGGCCTCTGCGACGTCCCCGGAATCCAACGCAGCAATGATCGCCTTCTCGCGACGCTCGTAGGTCCCGATGAATCGCCCAGCGGGCGAACGACCCAGCAGCCAGCGTCGCCACGCGACCGCCCTTGCCTGCTTCGGGTCTCCATCCACAGCTTCGCTCACGTCCAACGCGGCCCTAAGCCAGCGCGCGCCGACCTTCTCTCGACGGGAAGGATGGACGAGTGCGGCGGCGTTCTGGTACCTGGAGTAGCCTTCTTCGTTCAGGACTTCTCGGACCGTACCGGTCGGAGATCCGCTGAAGAGGTCTCGTCCGCTGAAGCCCTCGATGAGGGTTCCCGCGAGGAAGTCGATCTGCGCGAGGAAGCGGAGGTCGTCTCGGGGGTTGGCGTCGGGCGCAAAGACCTTCCAGGCGAGTTCATCCTGCCCTGTCATCTTCGCGACGCGGTGGCCCATCATCTTCGCGACTTCGGTCAGGCCGATGACCTGACGAGCGGCTTCGTCAGCATTGATACCGTTGATCAGGTACTTCTTGTAGAGGTCGTCACCCTCTTCAGACCAGATGCCAACGCGCTCCGCCATCCAGTCAGACTGGTAGTCAGGCGTCGGAGGGGTCGCGCCCATCGAGTCTTGGATCGCCTTCGTTGCCTTCAGGGGGTTCGTCATGGCGGTCGGGTTCGTCATGACGTCGCGGAAGAATCGCTCCATCGAAAACTGGACCCAGGAGTAGAAGGGCACGAGCGTCCGCATGTACTTCTTCTCGAACTTCGACAGGCGAGACCAGTCGTTCAGGTGCTTGCGTACTTCTTCCGCGGCTTCGTCGAACGACTTCCCGCGCTTCACTGCATCCGTAAAGATGGCAAGGCGGAACGGAACGTCAACGACGTGCTCAGACTTGCGAGCAAGCCAGCGCGCTCCGCCGACCGAGTTCTTCACGAAGCCGGCTGCGGCCCTAGTCGCGGCCCCGGCGGTCTCCTTGACGACTCCGCCGATCGCGCCCTCTTCTTTCATCGCCTGTGCGTAGCGGACCTTCTGGGCTCCGGCGAAGCTGTCTGCGACCGTGCGCAGCATCCCGATGTTCGGAATCATCCGTCCCCGGAAGAGATCCCCGAAGACTCCGTTGACGGCATCGATCTCGTTCGCGACGAATCCCTGCGTCACTCCGCGCATGAACGCTTGACGGTAGATTTCTTCAGCAGCGTACGCGTTCCCGTTCACTGACGGGATCATGTGGCCCCTGAGCGGCGCCTCCAGGTCGGCCGCCTTCATGCCCTTCGGGAGATTTGCGGTCTTCCCGAGCGAGCGCGCTACGTCAGTCTCCTTGCCGAAGGTCCCTCGGTACACACCGAGGCCGACTACAGCCGCGGCGTCGATCCAGTTCTTCGGGTTCAGCATACGCAGGCCAACGTGACCGCTCACGAGGAATGCGTTTGTGATGAAGTTTCTACCGTGGTGCTCAAAGAAGGGGAGTGTGTAGGGGATCTTCCAGAGCAGCTGGAACTGCTGGTAACCCCCCAGGAATCGGTCGATCTTGTCCGACGGGTTCCAGGTGTGCCCGAATGCTTCGTCGATGGCGTCGAGCCAGACCTCGGGCACGTAGTACGAGCCTGACAAGGTCTTGTCCCCCCGCATCGCGAGCTTCTGCTCAGCCTCGCGCAGTCCACGGAGCGTCTCGACCGCCTCGTCGTGCGCCTTCGCGCCCTCCTGAACCTTACGCGCCCTAGTCCACCTGTTGATGTACCGCTCTGCGTCCTTCAGTTCAGTGGCGAGGGTCGCCTGACGAGTCTTGAGATCGTCAACCTTCTTCGAGAGGGCCGCGGCCACCTTCTTTGGTCCGGCCTCTTCCTTCCAGAGCGTGCGCTTCGCCTCGCGGAGCAGCTTCGTCTTCTCGTCTATCTTCGACGAGAGGGTCGCGGCCTGAACTCTTGCACCACGAAGATTGTCGCCACGATGGACGCCGCGAGCAATACGCTCGCGCACGAGAGCCAGCTTCGCACCGAGAGCTTTGATTTCTGCATTGACCCTCCTGACGGTCTCTCGCTGCGCGCGCGTCGCCGTTCGGGTTGCCGCGTTGTGATCTCCCAACGCCTTCTGTGCAGCGTCGATGCGACCCTTGATTCCAGACGCCTCAGCGACCGCCTTCTTGATCTCGGCAGGCACGGACGCCCGAAGGGACTTCGCGACCCTGCGGGTCCGCTTCGCCCTCTTCTTCGCTTTGCGTTCCGCCTTCTGGAGACCTTCGTCAATGACGTCGCGGATCAGGCGCTGGGATTGACCTGCTCTGGAGGCAACGGCCTCCCGGCCTATGTCTGCAAACTCTTTGGCGCGTTCAGGGCTGCCCGCGTCGGTCCGCTTGCGGATATCTCCATGAAGGGTGCCGGTCTCAGTCTTACGGCGAGACGCGATCGCTCGCCCGATCTCTTCAAGCTGCTTCGGAGTGTGCTCTACCGCCTCTCGCTCAAGCGAGTGGCCCACGCGCTTCGTTCGGATGCTGCCAACGCCTCCGCTGATCTCTGTCAGAGCGAGGCGGTGGACGTTGTTCATCCTGCCGATCTTCTCGAACTGCTTGATCGCCTCGTCGCTCTTGCGCACCGTCAGATTCAGGTAGTCCCGCAGGGCCTCGAACTCACCAGAGCTCAGACGGCTCACAGGCTTACCGAACGCGGACTTCGAGATCTTGTCCAAAGCCTTGAGGTTCGCGTTCCTCGTGGCCTTTGAGATCTCTTCGGCCGACACCGGCATCTCCGCCGCAGCCTTGATCGCTGCCGGACGACCCCGCTTTCTTGGCGGGAACTTCTTCTTCGCTTCATCGATCCGCTTCTGCCGGATCTTGGCGACAGCCCCTTCCGACGTCGCGAACCAGTTCGCGTTCTTGACAGTGGCGGCGTCGGTGAACGAGTCGGCCAGTCGTACGACCTCTTCCTGGCTCACCCTCTGAGGAACGCCGGTATCGATGTAACTCCTGGTCAGTGCCCCGAGCTTCTCCCCAATCTCTCCGATTGCTGCGTGGGCGTGCTTGAACCCTTCCCCGAGAGCGTCAATGCCGTGCTTCTCGATCATCGCGGCTTGCGCCTTGACCTTGCCCTGAAGGCGAAGGGATGCAGACCAGCGGCGCGCTAGGATCGACGCAATGTCGGTGTCAACGGCGCCGGCTCCGAAGGCTCGCTCTGCGTCGTCGAACGTCGCAATGACTCGATGCATCGCGAAGCTGTTGCGGTTCGCGATCTTCGTTCGGTCCAGTTCAGCGACGAGGCGTCGCGTTCTGTTGCTGTTCCTGAAGAACTTTGTGACCGCGCCAGCGATCCTCGACCCGTAATAGTGGGTGACATAGTGCTCCCAGGAGTCTCCGAGCATCCCGAGTTCGCGCTCCTGCTGCGCGATCATTGAGAACTGTTCCTCGACCCACTTCGACGGCCCGTAAAGGGGTGAGGTTTCGTCGATCAGCTTCATGTCGGGGTTGTCGAGGTGCCGCGCGATGATCTCGCGGTCAGCCTTCTGGAGCTTGCGTGGTACGACGTTTCCGTCCACGACGTCGTTCACGACCTTCGCGTCGAAGAAGTCGACTAGCTCAGCCTTCTTCGACGCGACCGCGCCGCCGACCCCGTCCTTGATCTGCTGAAAGAGGGCGGCGTCTTCTGCTGGCATCCGCTCAATACCGGCACGGAACGACTTGTCGAGAGCGCGGATTGCGCTGGTCGGCATCACGGCCGAGAGCACGGTCTTCCCGAGTGCCGGCACTTCGGTGAGCAGCCCTGCTCCGATGGCATTTCCGACCATCCCGAGGTCGCCTGTCACGGCACCGAAGCCTGCCTGAGCGACGGCAGATGCGCGCCCCAGGTCCTTCAGTCCGCGCTCTTTGTGCATGAAGCTGGCGGTCTCCTGGAACAGCGACTCGACGTTACCTTTCTTTCCGGCAGACCTGTAGCCTCCGATCGCCTTGCCGGCCCACTCCTGAAACAGCGATCCGGGGCCCCGTCGGATGTTCGCGCGGAACTCAGTCGGAACGTCAAGGCCCCTCGTGAGCGCAGCCTTGTCCTCCCACCCGGACACGCGCAGCGCGAGGCGGTCGTAGTTCTGGACCATGTACTCGGCGACAGCGCTCTTGTACCACGGCTGCGAACTGAGTCTGCCGAGGTCGCTGGGGGTCAGGGCCTCGATCCCTGCCCGACCAGAAACGGAGGGGTCGGTCGAGTCCATCTTCGCGACGAGCTTCTGGAGGCGCTCGGGCATCAGCTCAACGAGTTCCTTCGACGCCGCCTGATAGACCGTCTCGCCCCATCGGCTGAGCGTGAGGTTCGTTGGAATCTGCGCTGCGCCAGTAGACTCCTGAAGGATCGCGGCGGCGGACTTTGCCTTGCTGGACTTCGAGAGCCCCGTCTTTGCTGCGCTCTTGAGCGCAATCTTCGACCCAGAAGCAACTCCGAAAGAGAGGTAGGTAGAGGGATCGAGCGCAATATCCATGGCGAGGGCTCCTGCCCCAGCCTTGAGCCCTCGCATCTCGCTCCCGCCCATCATCCAGATGTCGCGGTATGAGGTCCTCGGACCGTCGGACATCTCGCCCGTCCACGCCCTCTTGAACTCATCGGTCGAGAATGCGAACCCCCAGGTCCCCTTCTCTTTGAGGCCTTGCGTGACCGCTGCTGAGGCAGACAGGAACATCCTGTAGCCGGAGACGGTCTCAATGACTCCGAAGACGTCGTCGAGCGCTCCGAGCACACCGCCGGTGTGCGACTTGTAGCCGAGCAGCTTTTCAACCAGCGACCGCTTCTCCTTCTTGTCGGAGACCGAGATCAGCCAGTCGAATTCAGACTCATTGATGAACCCCTGGCGCTGCGCCTCGCGCGCGTGCGCGATCCCTCTGTTTGGATTGTCGCGATTCGACGATCCTCCAGGATCGTTCGCGCCGTACCGCCCGATGCCGGAATTGTTCCAGGCGTACGGAGCGTTCGACGCCTTCTCGGTCGTGATGTCCGAGAACGGGTCGTCGCCGAGCGCGGCGTCGAATGTCTTGTTGAATCCGTCACTCACCCGAAAGGACCCTGCGAGCTTCGGCCGTCAGGCCAACTCTCTTGAAGACGGCGGCGAGTGCGTTCCTGTCCTGAGAGCGCTCCTCCTCGTCCTTCGTCAGGCTAAACTTGTTCAGCTCTTCGATCCACTGGTCCGCCTCCTTGACGATCTGGGAGACGGGGTACTCAGTGGCAGGAAGGAACGAGACCCCTGTAATGTTCACGAAGCGCTTCTCGTCCTTCGGGGCTTCGGGCTCAGCTTCGGGCTCAGCTTCGGGCTCAGCCTCCTCTTCGACCGGAACCCCAGCGATGCGGTCAGCGATGTCGCGGCTGATGTCGTCGTAGAGACCCTGCCACGCCTTGCCGACCGCCTCGGTCCCGCCGAACTCCTTGTTCTCGATTTCGCGGAGCACGTTCTGCGCCTCGTTCAATCCTTCGTAAAGGGTTGAAGGGTCTTCGTACTTGCGCGAGCGCTTCCAGAGGGACCGTGCGCTTGAGAGTTGGTTGAAGTACCCGGACATCACGATCGTGTCGTTCGTGGTCCTGTCTGCATCTTCGGCGTACGGGTCGTCGTCAGCGATGTTTCCGCCGGCGCGCGACAGGCGCTCTGACGCAATGATGAGCGCGTCAGGAGGAAGTTGGCTGAGCCTCATGTACTCGCCAGCGTTCTGATAGAAGTACAGGTCCATCTCTGCCGCGACCCGCTCACGCTGAGCGCCGGAGAGTCCGAGGCCTTCGGCAGTTCGGGTGAACGCAGCCTGTCGCTCCATTCGCGACAGGCCCTTGCCGTTCGCCCCGCCGATCTCGGTCACGAGCGCCTTGTACGTGTCCGCGTTGTCGCCGGTGAACTCCAGTCCGTCGTCACCACCAGCATACACCAGACCGGAAGATGTCCGACCTCCGAGTACGGACATCTCCAGATCCGTTGCGTCCTGGTCCATGGCCGCTTGGCGACCCTCATCGCGCTTGAGCTGGAATGCGCTGCGAGCAGCCTCTTCTCGATCCGTCCTTCCGGTCACGACGCTGTTCATATGCGTGATGAATGCGCCCTCTGTGACGACCTCAGAGAGATCGACGCCAGGGAATGTCGGCCCCATGTCGCGCAGGAAATCTTCGCGGGCCTGCTGGGCGACCTGCTTCATAGTCAAACCGCTATCTGAGCCCTTTTCGTGCTCCTCCCTCCAGCGGTTCGGATTGAAGTTCCCCTTGCCGTCGTCGAAGAAGTTCTGACGCGCCCAGAGCTTCACAGAGCCCCAGATCTTGTCGTCGATCTCTCGCTCTTCCTGGCGCGCAGAAGCGCGCGCGGCGATGTAGTAGTGGCCTGTGCGCTGACGAGCGATGGCGAGACGGTTCTGGCGGTCCTTCTCGGACTCGTCCGCCTTCCGACCAGCCATGCGGTCTTCGTGCGCCATCTTGTCGTCGAGGATCCGGATCTGCGCGGCCTCGGCCTGATCCTGCAGGTCGATGTCGTGGTCCATCTTGATTCGCTGAAGACGCTCGCGAGCCTTCTGTCCGCGAAGCTCGCGAGCGTCGATGCTTTCGAGTTCCATCGCGCGAATCTGCATCATCTGCTTCTGGCGCCGGTCCTGAGCGATCAGCTGCTCCATCCCGAGCGCGATCTGCTGGACGTGCATCATCCGTTCGTGCGTCTGCTTCTGTCGAAGCAATCGCTCCTTGTTGATGTCCCCCATCGCCTCGGCGAAGCCCTCGGCGCGACCTGCGCTGTCGCCGAGATGGCCGAGCATGGCTTGAGCCTTGAGTGGCATTACACGACCGCCGAATCTTCGGGAAGGGTTCCGTGGATGTCACCCGCTCCCGCCGTGCTCGCGTCATTGACCTGAGGGTCAGGCACGCCGCCTTCAGCGGTCTCGAACGGCTGCGACGTCTGCTGCTGGCTTTGGCCGCCACTCTGGATCAGCTGATCGAAGAGAGCGCCGAACGCCTGTCCGGCAGCGCCGATGCCTTGCTGGACCGCTGACGACTCAGCCTGCTTCATAGTCGAGACACGCTCGATCTCCAGAAGCGACTGACGCTCCGCGCTCAACTGAATGCCGTACTTCGCCTCGATGGCGCTCAGGCGAGCGAGCGCATCACTCCGCGCCTCTCGGGAGGCTTCTCCGATCGCTCTCGTCAGCTGAGGGCCAACGGTCTGTCGGTACTGCTGCTCTGCGAAAAGCTGTGCTGCGATCTTCTGAGAGCCTGTGAGGTTCTGGCCAGCGGACTGGATCGCGAAGAGGCGAGCGTTCTCCCGCGCTGCGAGTTCGATCGGCGTCGCCCACTGTGCGAGCTTGTTTTCGATGTCTGCCCGAAACCGCATCACCCCTTCCAGGTCCGACTCGATATCTGACCGCCTCTCGCGAGCTTCGTCGATCGCGTCATTGATCGCGGAGTCGTACGCGATCCCGTCGATCAGTCCGTAGATCGCTCCGAGCGCGAGTCCGACGATCCCGTAAAGGGAGCCGCCAGCTTGCCCGCTTCCTTGGCCGAGGTCGCTGAAGAAGATGCTGGACTTGATCGTGTCTCGGGTGTGCTGCTCGTTCTCGGGGTCGAGCGCATCGGGGTTCGCCTCGAAGTACGCATCGTAGTCGTACCGCTCCGACGCGAGGTATCCCGACCCGCCAGCACCGCCGATCGAATCGCTCGCTGCGCCGCCGGGGCTTCGTCTGGTGAACTCGTCGTCAGGCACGACCTACTCTCCGAGTGCTTCGCGCACGCGCTTGTCCGATGTCTTATGATACACACCGGGCTCGTACGTGTCAAGGGAGGCTGCAAGTGCCGAGGAAGACGGGGTTTTCACCTCTTCGCCTGTGGCATCCTCGATTGCCCGCCGGATCTCTTTGGCGGTCATTTTCGAGTCCAGTACACCTTCTTCATCGATGCGCTGCTCAAGCGGTCGGGCCTGAAGCATCCAATCAGGTGAACTGTCCGTCAGTGTGGTTGTTGGCATTGCCGGTCCTCTTCAGCTGAGCAACTGCCTGGATCCCGCTCGCCTCGAAGCGCGAGACCAGATTGAGGCCCCAGACGTTCTTCGAGACGTCGCCGGTCGGCGCGTCGTCAGGGGCGCAGTCCCGCCGCCAGTCGTAGCTCGCGCCGTTCCACTTTCCCCATCCCAGGTAGTGCTCCGAAGAGTACCTGAGCGAGATCGTGTAGTAGCCAGCGGCGGGAATGTGGATCTCAGACGCGACGCGAAGCATCCCGGTCGGCCACGTGCTCATCTTCCACTCGCGACCTGCGATCGCGGTGTCGAGCCCACGCGCCCCGAGTCCGACCTCAAGCTCGTTCTGGATCGGAGCCCAGTTCGCTTCGTAGGAGAGCCCGTTGGACCTCCATGCGAACTTGCGGGAATCCTTGTCGTGCGCCTGATCCACGAAGAGGCGGAAGATGGTCGGGGCGTCGTCGCTCGCGTCCATCCCTCCCCACGCCTTCGCGATCGGTCCGGTCGGCTGTGGGGCGTCCGTGGGGTCTGCCGGACGGTGCGCGACCATGTTCCAGGTCCCGCGAGCCCACGCCTGAACGAAAAGCTGACAAGCTTCGGGTACGTAGATCTTCGCGGAAGCGTATGGTACGGTCTTCCAGGTGTCCCACAGCTCATTCGCAGGAAACCTGTTCCAGGGGAACGAGTTGTACGCGTTGATGGCGGGGCCGGCCCCGAAGTTCGGTCGCTCCAGTCCGTGCCTCCAGTTGTTCCAGGACCACGTGATGTTCTCGAATTCCCTGGCATGGCCCTTCGGCGTCGGGATGTTCCCGAGGCGCTCGAACACGTAGCTTGCCTGCCAGGGCTTCCCTGTGATGTTGTATCCGGTGCCGCATGGGTTGACCAGATCGGTCTCCAAAGGGTTTCCTGGAGCGGCGCTGTATGCCAACTGCTGTCCGCCGTTCATGAACGGCGAGCCGTAGTACAGGAAATCCAGCACCGAGTCGCGGTCGATCGGCCACTCGTGATTGTGGACGACGCTGCGCCTGCTCCACTCCATCGACGGACCGCTCTCGTAGGGGACCGGGGTGTAGAGCAGGAAGTTCTGGTCCTCGATCCTTGAGTTGTCCTTGATCGGAGTCGTCAGGTCGGAGCCTGGGACCCCTCCCCGAAGATAGGACTCAATCGCCTGAAGGTTCAGGTCGATGTCTGCGCGAGACATCGCGGTGCCGGTGACGACTGGATTCTGAACGATCGGCATTATCCGTTATCCTCTGCCCAGACGACCAGCAATGCCTGACCGCGGACCTTCGGGGTCCAGAATCCGATCTTGTCGTGCGTCACGTCGAAGTTGTCTAGGGACAGGTTCTTGATCTGGACCCTGTTCCCTCCGCGGTACCGTGTCCACGCGGCGACGCCGCCGTGCGGGCCGAAGCTCGTGTCCCTGTGCCCGAACTTGTACACCGGCTCCTGGTCGAAGCCAACGTGGTTGTAAGGCGTCCCGGTCAGGATCTTGAGTTCCGAGTCCTGAGTGAACACCCCGGCCGGAGTCGCGTTCCCGAAGGGCCAGAAGAAGCCTGTTGCGAACATTCTTGAGTTCGCTGCCCCTGACGACTGGAACGTGACTTCGCAGACCGGGTCGCCAGTCGCAACTTCGTGCGGCGCATGGTTCCAGTCAGAGAGGAAGTACGCTGGCGGGTGTGCGAGGTGACGCGCCTGGACGACCTGGTCTGCGACTTCATCCGGTCGCCACGCAGCAATCGCCGCGACGAGACCGTTGTAAGCAACCGAGTCCGCCGGGCTCCATCGCCAGAAGTCTGAGAGCCGGAACGCCATCAGTGAAGCTCCGCAAACGACACGTTCAGCTTCCTGAACTTAACGCGGTCGCTCGTGATCAGTGCGACTTCAACCTTGTGCACGCCCTTGATCAGGTTCACGGCTGCGAATCCGCTCAGTCTCTTTGGGTCGCCGGCTGGACTGATAGTGAACCCAGAGTCGCCTCCGGCGTAGTCCGTCGCCTGGTCGTGGCGCCTCCCGTCGATATGGATCGTCGCATATGTTCCGCGAGCCCCATGGCCCTGAAGCTTATCCGCTGCCACGAACTCGTATGACACCAGGAAGCGTCCCGTTGCGTTCACGTCCAAAGTCAGGATTGACCGGCGAAGGCCAATCGTGCACTTCTCGAAAACGTTGAGTGACGTAGGCCCACCAAAGACCCCTCGCCCGCCGTGCTCCGGCATGTGGACGGTCCACTCGGAGAACCAGTCTTCGCGGTACGCCTGAAGCTGAGACATGCCGGCGATCTCGACCCAGTACCCTTCCTCGAAATGGCTCCTGTCGAGGGACCCGTCCTGGATCGCGATGTCGTCGATCTTCACGAGTCGCCGTGTCATCCAGCGAAGCTGGTCGAAGAACCACTTCCAACTCGGAACCGACTGCTGCACTGCCCTCTTGTAGATTGAGTACATTAGGTCGGGTCCTTGTACTCGACCTCAAGGGCAACGCCCCCGAGCATGATGTCGCCGGTCCACTTGATGCGCAGGCTCAGGCGCTCCCAGGAGTCGCCTCCGATCGCCTTCTTGACCCACCTCCACTTGAAGCGGGGGCCGGACCATTTCGCCTTGTTGTCCCAGGTGAAGTCAGCGTCGTTCCACTTCGTCTCGTCAGCGTCCGCGGCCTCGATCAGACCGTCGAAGAAGGCATCGCTCGCGTAGTCCTCGTCAGCGTACCCTTCGATCGTGTAGTTCCAGTCGCCCATCGAAGCGTAGTACAGCCCGAGTCGACCGAAGTCTTTCCGGAACCAATCCAGCGCGTCGTCGACTCCGAGCGAGCCCGGGATGATGAACTCGATCTCGCCGCTGCCGGACTCATCCTTGTTGAATGCCTTGAGGTTCCCGAGCGCTCCGAGGAAGACGTCGTTATCCTCAACCAGCACGCAGAAAGCGTTCGTCTCATCGAGACGAAACCATGCGTTGAACGAGAAGTGATAGCAGAGGATCTGCTGCCCTCTGCCACGGGTCTGCGTCGCTGTGAAGTACATTCCGTCTGGAGAGATCCAGGCGAACGCTCCGTCATCCTCTTCGACTTCTTCAGAAAGGTAGCCGAGGGTGTTGTTCATCGACTTGAAGGTGAAGCCGTCGAAGACCCCGAAGCCTGAGTTGAAGAACCCGAGTACATTGTCCTTGTAGGCAATGAGGGTGTTCCCGTACCTCGACCCCTTCGTGGCCTCCGTCCGCGCGTTCGCAAAGGTCCCGTTGTCCAAGAGTTGCAGCGTCTCGATCGACGACCTCGTGACGACAACAAGCGACTTGCTCAGTGGCACGAGCGCGGTGACGACGTCGGATGCTCGGTACGAGTTCAGGATCGGCCAGTCCTCGGGGAACCCCGCCTTGCTGTACCTGACGCTGTTCGGGTCCTCCGGGTCGCCGGAGATCATGATGTGGCTCTTGAAGACGCACCCGATCTTCCCAGACGGTCCAGGGTACCCACTCAGAGCATCGTAGACCTCGGAGAGCGCTCCATCGGCCTTCGTATCGGTGATCCTGGAGATTGGCAACGGCAGAGCGTACGCAAGCTGAAACACTCCAGCTTGATCCGCCTCATGCTCGTTGATCGTTCGCCAGACCACCACGCCGGCGATGTCTTCCTGGCTGAAGTCGGGTGCCCATTCAACGATCGGCCAGATGAAGTTGTGCGGAGACCACTCGTCCTCTTCGCTCGTCCAGTCTGTCCTGTCGAGTTCGATGTCTCCGGAACGCTGCACGATGAACGTAGTCGGCGAACTCATTCGACCGATCTGGCCGGACGTGTTGTAAAACGAAAGCGCCCACTCGTACTTGCGATCGAGCTGGTCGTCCTTCAGTGGGTTCCGGTCCTGCGTGGGGCTCGGCGGGACATACTTCGGGAACTCTTCGTCGAGAGGATCGAGGTTGTCCATCCCCCACGTGTTCGGGCGCCTGAAGTAGTCTGCCCACATGCCGTGAGCCCCGAGCGCAACGCGCACCTCTGGTGCCCGCGGGGTCTCGCGAACGCCGAGGAACGTGACGCCTTCGATCCCGTCCCACTTGTAGGGAGGCTCGTCAATCGACAAGAAGAGCATGAACCCGGCGTAGTTCAGCAGCTTCACCTCGCCGCTGAACTGCTTCAGAAGCACCGGCGTGTCGCCGCGAAGGTCCCACGCCTGCCAGTCGTCAGTAACGAAGACGCGCTTCTTGATCCCGAGCCTGTTCACGAACGCCGCCGATTGGACAACCTTCAGGCCGACCCACTCGGCTGGGGTCGCGAAGAGAACATTTTGCCCGCCGCGGTACCCGTACAGGTAGCCTCGGTTGTCCGGGAGCACGTTCACCGTGTGTGGCCCCAGGTGTCCCAGGGAGGGGAAGCGGCGACCATCTTCGCCGCGAACCGGCGAGAGGATCGTAACCCTCCGGGTGCCACTGCTCATCGGCGGGATACCCTCCGGTTCAGCGCGGCCACTGCCGACCTCGCCGCGATCAGGTGCTTCCCATCTCCGGTCTCGCCGTGCTTCGCGAGGCTTCGCATGACCTCGTAGAACCTGCCGTCGAAGTCGACTTCATCGTAGTACGAGTGAACCTGCTTGACCCCTGGCCAGCCGGTCACGGCAACGTTTTTGCGCTCCGTCGGAGAGCCTGCGTAGCTCAGCCCGACCGTCCCCGTCGTAGACTCGAACTTCGGAAGCCGCAGGATAGCAGCCTGATCAAGCTCGAAGTCTTTCGAGAGGTAGTCGGACCATGCGTTGCGACCGGCGACAACCCGGAGGCCGGTCTTCGAGTGCGTTCCGTGCACGCCGTCGATCGCCTCAATCGGTCCCTCGATGATGAAGACGGTGTCGGTGAACTCGTTCACGCCAACGGTGATCCTGCCCTTGTCGCCTGCGACGATTCCCGGGTAGTTCAGGATTGCGGAGGCCGGCGAAAGCTCGCTGATGAATGGCCCGATTCGGTTCGCGGTGTACGCCCGGTAGTTCCCGATCGTTGCCGGGTTTCCGCCGGCCGCCCCGACCTTCGTGAGCGTCGGCTCGATCGCCGGCGCCGGTATGTACGGGCACGTGATGTACGAAAAGGTGTCGGATGATTCGATTCCCGCCCCGGAGAACCTTGACCCTGCGCTCGGGTGGAGCCGTCTCGGGCCCCGGGCGATCGTATCAAGCGACGCCTTCGTGTGCGTCGGGTTCGACCGGACCTTGCCGAGCGGGCGTCCGGTCCTGGTCTTCGGGGCGTAGCGCCGCCGGCGGAGAGTCAGTACGGACGCTGTGATGTCTGCTTCGAGGGGGCGGTTCAAGTGGAAGTACCACGAACCGCCCCTGTCTTCGATGCCGTAGATCGCGATCGTCGCGTCGCCGTTTTCAAACTCGGCGTCGAGATACCGATCGAAGAACGTGTTCGGGGCCGCACTGAGCGAAAGCTCAAGGTCCCCGGCGACTCCCGTAGCGGTCACCGTAGTGACAAGCTCTGGGTCGATCTGGTAGAAGAAGGCGGAGTGCTGGTGCGTCCATGCCGAACTCGACAGGCGCTCCAGGATCCCCTGGATGAACTGGAGGTCGTTCGCATACGCCGGACCGACGCCAGAGTTCCGAAGGAACGTGATGATGTCCGAAACGCGCACGGGGATCTCCTACCCGCAGAGGTGGGTGGTCCAATGCCGAACCACCCACCTCGTTGCTGGTCGCCTAGAACTGGTTGAGAGCGAACCCGATCTCGTCCAGTTCGAGCCGGCACTGCCCGAACTGGTCAACAGCGCCGGGGTCGGCGGTGCACCAGCCCACGGCACGGTCGGTCCCCGCGGCGATCACCGCCGTGTGGTCCTCCAGCTGACCTTCCTGCGCCACCCCGCCGAGTCCGAGCGGAAGCCCGATCGCGCAGGCCGCGGCGCCGTAGTACTCGTACGGTCCGCCGACGACGACCCAGTACCAGTCGCCGTTCTGCAGGTCGGTGAGCGGCGTCGGGGTCGGCGCACCGCGGTTGGGACGAGAAGCCTTCTCGTCGTAGTAGTTCGCGAAGAGCCCGCCCTTGACCAGGATCGCCTGCGTGGCGGCCACGGACATCGTGCCGTCAGAGACCACGAAGCGGCCCTCGGTCAGGCCGCTCTGGACGCCGCGCACGGCGTTGTCCAGGTTGGTCCAGGCGCCACCGTTGTGCTGCACCAGCTTGAGCGTGAGCGACTGGTAGATGTCGTTCCCGACATCGTGGTAGATCACCTCTCGGATCGCGCCAGGGCGCTCGTGGTCGTCGGCCCCCAGGTCGTTCTGGGGGACGAAGTTGTTGGTCACGCGGTCCGCGAAGCGGCTCACGTTGAGCGGGTGGAGCCGGAAGGGCTCGTTCGGGTCTCGCTCGCGGAAGAATTCGTGTGCGTGGATCATGTCCAGAGACCTCCTACCAGGTGTCCACGGAGCCGCCACCGGTGCCGCCGAGGCGACCCTGGACTCCCAGGTTCGAGTACATCATGACCTGGCTCACGAGGGCGTGAGTCACGTCGGCGAACTGCGTGTCGGAGTACCGCTTCGGTCCGTCGATGGCGACGTCCACCTCGGGGTGGTGACCGATGTACATGCCCTGGATGTCGCCGGCTTCGAGCGACAGGTTCGGGTCCTCGGTGCCGGAGCCCGCGAGGTTGCCGAACTGGGTCCGCTGCGCCTCCGCCGTGATCGCGATCCCGCACTCCGCGGGAAAGTCGCTCTCTTCGACGATCGGACAGCCCAGGAGCTGGACCTGATGGGGCACACCGGCGTTCACCGACGGGTCGATGCCGCCAGCGCCGCGGAAGGCGAACAGCTGGCTCATTGCGCGGAGCACGTTCAGGTGGATCGCGCTGTTGACGAGGAACACGTTCGGGAAGAGCGTGCCCTGCTTGCAGTCGGTCAGCAGCTGGAGCATCGTGAAGATGCCTCGGACCAGGTTGCCGCCCAGCGCGTCGCCGAACGCCTGACCGACGGTGTGCTGCCGGCTCTGGTTCTGCCAGTACGGCGTGGTCGCCTTCGGGATGCGGCCGACGACCGCGGTCTGAGCCGCCGGCGCGGCGTCCTCGATCGCGTTCAGGATGCCGAGCGGCTCCTTGCCGCCGGTGCCGTTCAGCGTGTAGAAGGCCAGCCGGTTGCGCAGCGTGATCATCATCTGGCGGAAGCGACGCTCCTCCAGGCTCATGATCGCGGACTGCCCGCGGTTCTGCCACTTCTTCGTCCACTCGACCGTGAAGGGGATCGCGCCCCAGGCCCAGGTGAACTCAGCCGCGGTGTCGCCGGGCTGGAAGTCCTTGCCGACCTTGTCGAGGTCGGTGAACCACGTCAGGTCCCCGGTCTCCTGAACGAAGAGGGGCTGGACGATGGTGTGGCCGCCGTCGACGGGCTGGACGAAGCCCTTCCGACCGAACCACGAGTTGGTGACGTTGGCGTTGGAAACGAGGTCGACGATCGACCCCATGCGCGACAGCATGGTCGCGAGCAGAGCCTCGTCCGTACGAGGGTCTCCGCTGAAAAAGACGGGCATTTCAGCCTCCTGGTCAGAGCTTGTTGCTTGCCGAGTAGTTGTTCAGTTCAGCCTTGACGAAGTCAGCGTTTTCGGGCTGCTCTCGCCACTTGCGCGCGTTCTTGAAGGACATCTTCCTCAGCGACGTCTGCTGCTCCATGACCCGTTCCCTCGTCCACTCGTGCTCCTGACCCGTCGGGCTCGGCGGCGTCGGTGCGCCAGAGCCTGCGGGGTCCACGGGCGGCTTCTTCAGCGAGTCGGCGCCGTGGTTCGACGCCGGGAAGTAGAGCGATGACGCCTCGTCGATCGAGAGTCCGCCTTGCGTAACCGCCTTGCGGAACTGCTCCGACTTCGCCTCATAGAGGTCGTTGCCCACACGGGACTTGACCGAACTGAGGTGGCTGTCGATGGCGCGCTTGTTGAGGGCGCTCTGGACGCGGTCGTTGAACTTCCTGTCTTCCTCTGCCGGGTCAGGCTTCGGAGCCAGGGAGTTCCTGATCTCTTCAGGGAGGCTTTCGGGCTTCCCGTCCCACGTCTCGGTATCGAACAATGCCATCGCTTGCTTCCTTTACGCTGAGAGAGATTTTTGGTCAGTCGACGTCACTTCGTCGATTCGGGACCCCTTTTTCTTGGCGACGTCCAGAGTCTTCTTGCGAAGGCTCTCCGAACTCTTCATCTGGGAGAGCATCTTCATACCCTCTTCGACTTCAGCCTCGAACTTGCGGTCCTTCTCTGCCTTCTGGTCTCTCTTGAACGTGCCCCCTTGAACGAGGTGGTCTGAGTTGGTTTCCAGTTCCGTGAGTCCATTATTCTTCAGGACTTCCAGGAACTCTTTCCTTGATCCGACTTCGATGTGCTGCATCTTGATACTGCCGTCGCTGTTCCGCATGACCTCGCCGGTCTTCGGATCACGAACAGGGGGCAGGGTCCACGGGGCGATCTTCATGCCGCCCTCGTAATTCTTTGCCCAGGACCTCGCCGGCACGCTCTGAATGAGCGTCGCCGGCGATTCGCATTCTTCGCAAAGGACCGGAGCCCGCATCGCTACGTAGTTACGAATGCGCTCGGTCACGTGACCTTCTTCGCATTTGTACTCGTAGCGGAATGGCATTCTGGTCAGCGTCCTCTGTTCGTCGCGCCAGCACTGGCGCTAACACTATCTTGCACGCCTGCGCCCGCGCTGTCAACCCCATCCCCGATCCGGGCCGAAGTGCCTGATTCTCCTCCGGTTCCGCCACCTAGGCTGCCCGGGGAGGGCACGCCCGGGCCCGCTTCCTCTGCATCCCCGCCCGAGAGGACCCGCGAAGGCCACCCGTTGAGCGCCGCGATCAGCTTCGAGACCTCCTTCGGGTCGAAGTGCTGCAAGAGTACCGGGTTCGCAAACAGCTCCTTCAGCTGCTGAACCATCATCAGTCTGCCCGCCAGCGGGTCGGTTGCCGCCCGATTGACGGCGCTCATCGTGTAGTTCGCGATGCCGGAGACGGAGTCTCGGTCCATCGTGAAGCTGATCCCGTTGGACGTCACGACGAACTGCGACGACCCGTACTGCATGATCAGCCATGTCGCGATCAGGGCGACGTCCATGTAGGCGTCGTAGAGCTTGCCCATGATCTCGCTCTGGCGCTTGTCCATGAACGAGGCTTCCTGCACGAAGGCGGTTGCGACCTTGTTCGACTCGCCGGAGCCCTGCGACGTCGAGGTCGCCCCGGTGTTCCTGCTGAACGACTGGTCTGCCAACTGGTCCATCTGCACCAGCGACGTCGGGAACTGCCTCGTGTGCGAGACCGTCGGGTCGAATCGCGGGCCTCCGTACCTGATGATCCGCCGCGTGAAGTTCCCGGAGGCGATCTCCTCCGTGGTCTCGTCGTCGATCACGACCGACTCGGGGATCCACATCGCGTCGGACGCCGACCACGCGGCGTGCTCCCGCACGGTCCTGCGCACCCAGGCACGGTCCTTCATGTCGTCCCACGCGAAGGAGATGTATGACGGCGTGAACCACATGAGCGGGTGCGTGTCGTCTGCGCGGATCACGGTCCAGCGGTTCGGGATCGCCAGCTTGTCCAGCGGCAGGATCCACTTCCCGCTGACCATGTCGATCACCCCAAACAGGCCCGACTCTTCCGGCTTGCTCGGGTCCTGGCGCACGTAGACCTCAGCGAGGACGGCCAGCTTCTGGTTCGTCATGGGCCGGAAGCTGGTCAGCTTCACGTTCCCGAACTTGATCGCCTCGGTGCGCCCTCGCACTTCGACCGTGTCCAAGTGCTCCTTGTAGCCGTACTGCCGCTCGACCTGGGCCGGCGTCCTGAGCACGAGGTGGGCGATGTAGTACGCTTCCTCCAGGCTCCCGATGTACGGGTCGGTCACGACGTGACGCGGATCCACGTACTCCGTCCGCGGCGTGCTCATGTTCGAGAGCGTCGGCATGTCGTTGATCTCGACGCTCTTCATCATCTCCGGGGTCAGCTGAGCGACCTGAGCGATGTCGATCGCGGGCATCTGGTCGGGCGGAACCTCGTCGAGCCGGATCGGGCCGCCCTCGTCGGGGGAGCTTCCGTCTCTGGAGGGGTCGGCGCCCACGTCGGTGACGTCATCGAACGCCCGCTGCCACGCCACCGTGTTCGGCATCGCCGTCTTCAGGAACCCGCACGGCGAGTACACGCAGCAGCGATGACCCTGCGAGACCTTCCTGGTCATCTTCATGCGCTTCGCCAGCTGCTCCAGGAACGCCTCCATCCCGAGCGAGTTGTCGAGTCCTGCGCGGTCTGCGTACTCGATGTCGAGCCACGGAGGCACGCCGAGGAATCCGATCTCCCGCACGAACCGGTCGATGCGGCGCGCGAACGGCGCGATCGCTCGCAGCTCCCCGTCGGTGATCTTCTCCTGCGGGTTCAGCAACTTCTGCTGCCTGTCGATCAACGGGTGCACCTCGCTCACGAGGATGTTGAGATCGGACTTGATCACCTCCCACCAGTTCGTTCCATCGCTCATCGCCTGATCTCCATGTGCTTCTTGATGATCTTACGAAGGCCGGGACTCATCGCCCCGAGCATCGTCTCATCTGCTTTGTGTGTTTCATGTGAAGCCTCAACGACCGCGCCCAGTCCTCTGGAGCGCATCCACACGATGAGTTCCCAGAGGAGGGCGCACATCATGACCATGTCGTCGAAGTAACGCTCTCCGGTGCGCTCTGACTTTGTCTTCAGAGCTTCATACTTGCCCTTGTCGTTCTTTACGAACCCCTCAGCGTCCCACTCGAATCGCTCGTCCACGATGGTGATCAGGTCGTTGTGGTACGCCTTCCTGAACGCAATCAACAGAGGCTCACGAGAAGCGGGGGTTTGCAGGAACCACACAGCCTTCAGGGTCTCTGTGTACCCCTTCGTGCGGCGCTCCTGCTCGTAGTCGTGACCGTGCCCGTAGTGCTCCCACGCTTTCAGCGCGACCTTCCCGGGGCCGTTCAGCTCTCCGATCACGTATGTGTCCGCGTGCCCGTAGAACGACACCGCTTTCGCGATCTCGTCCGCGCTAATCTCCGGGTCGATCCGCGTCCGACGCACAGCGCAGACGAGGCCGTCGTTCACTCGCGCTACGCCGATCGGCGAGTAGTCGCTGTCGTTCAGCCCGTCCGCAAAGTCGCCGGCGACCGCGTAGTACGCCTTCTCACCAGGAGGGAGTGGGGGCGGGTCCCACATATACCAGCCGCCGCGGACAGTGTCGCGGAACCCCACACTGTTCCGTACGGTCTGGACCTGCGCTCCGAACCCTGTCGTGGTCCACTCGAACTCACCGATGCGGTCCGCCGCCCTGCTCGCCTGGAGCCTCATGAAGAACCCACCAGAGACCAGTCCGAGCGATTCTTCGTACGTGTACGGGTACTCGGTGTGAACGAGCAGCAACTCGTCCAGCTCTTCGATCTTCCGCCGCCTGAACCCTACCTGCTCTGGTGTGAGCCTAAGTTTGCGAGCGTAGTCCTTTTCGCAGATCGGGTGCGGCTCGCCGTCGTCGCCGATCTCAAAGTCTGCAAACCTCCCGGCCGGGTTCGTTTCCTGCCTAGGTCCTGGTACAGGGTCGCCAACGTTACTCGCAAGCGACGCCGCTCCGAAGAACTGGAAGTCAACGTACGAGAGGACGGCGATGCGGTTCAGCTCGTGTGCCTGCTCGTCGTTCGTTCCCTCGTGCGCAATTACGTTGCGGGTCGACGGGTACACCGCGGGCAGGATCGCCTGATTGATGTTCGACCAGACCTCCCCGCCTCCAACCCGCTCGTACTTCCCCGCCTCTGAGATGATGACCAGGTTGTACCCTGTGGCGCCGACCTTCTGCACGCCGCCGCTCTTGATGTCCGCGTGCCTGATCTCCCAGGCCGAGCCGTTCGCGAGCGCGAGCTTCCCCTCGGTGTAATTCTCCTGGATGAGCGGTGGGTACAGGTGCGGCCACTTCGCGTTGAGTTCCCGCAGGTCAGCGGCGATGTCTCTGAGGTGGTCCTTCGCGTCGTCCTTCATCGGCAGGTGGAGCAGTGTCGCCCAGACGTCGATGTTCGCCCCGCAGAGCACGCTGAACTTCTTCCAGAACGTCGTGCTTCCGACCTTACGCGGCTTCGTGCGAGTGATCCAGTGCTTGTCCGTGGTCAGGCGCGGCTTGTGTACAACCTTCCCTCTGCGCACCCGTAGCGTGGTCTCTGGCACATGCGGGTCGTCGTTGGCCCACCTCTCCAAAAAGGGGCCGTAGCACTGGCGCTGGTAGCGGGAGCGGGGGTCTATCCCATCGAGGTCGAAGGGGATGATGTCCTTCTTGATCAGGCCCTGGGCATCTTCCGAGGTCAGCTGCGAGTTCACCGTCAGGAACGTCCGCATCCACTCCTTCGGCTTCTTGAGCGCCATCTTCCTGGCCTCGTCGCGCGTACCTCTGCGGGTCCCCTTCTCTGTGCCATTCTCGTTGTGGAGGTCGTCTTGAAGCTCGACCTCATCGCGCGATGCTGTGATCACGTCCAGGGAGGGGAGCGATGCGTCAGGCTTTGACTCGATTACTGAGTCGAGGACCTTGTGCGCTCTGGTTCCAGCCATGACCACTGCGAACGCGGCCTGTACGTACCAGTGGTTCGCGGGCAACATCTTCCGCAGAAGCTCTGTGCTGGAGCGGATCTTGTCGTCGAGCTGCTCTCGGTCCGCGTTTGTGCAGTCGAGAGCAGAGCGGCGAGAGACAGCGGCGGCGAGGTCTCGCAGGGACCAGGAGTCTACCATTCGATCTTTTCGCCGTAGGCACGTTGGATCTTTTTCGGCTTGTCTTCCTTCAATTCAAGAAGGGTTTTGAGTGCCTTCAACCGGATCGCTGGGTCTTCGACAAGCGTTTCGCTGACGACCTTACCTTCGCCGTTGCGGACGATGGTTCGTTTCACTCCTTGTGTTGCGAGGTCAATGATCCCTGCCAGTAGCGCATCATCCGTTGCGCCGAGGCGTTCCATTGCCTTTGCGAGCTTGTTCTCGCGCGTGGGCGCAGGTGTATCTATGTCGCGCGTAGTGGGCAGGAAGGTGACGTTACTGTCTTCCATGCCTGTAGTGTAGCGGCTTGTTTTGCGTTGTCAAGTGGGATGTTGGAAGGGTCATTGTCGATGGGTTTTGAAAAATTGCCAATCCGGTTGAGGGTGGGATACTGATTATTATTACGGTCCACCCCGACCGTCGTGCAGTTCATTGTACCCCATGCGTGCGTGAAGGGCAAGAGAGCTTACAAACGCTTACAATTCTCAGCGACCCACCTTCGCAGACGTAGCATAGCACACTTCGACCAACAAAGGTCAATGCTTACAATTGCTTACAATCGATAGCTGGCATGAACCTTGCACCCGCGTGTGTGCGTCACTCTGATCTCCATGTGTAGATGAGAATGATTCTCAATCTCAATATAGATCGAAAGAATCGTGATCTTTGTTTGACAGGCTCAATCCGTTCGTCGTAGTCTTTGACTACGACGAACGGAGCGCAGTGATGCAAGATCGATACCAAATCTTTCACGACAAGACCCGAAACGCATGGTACGGGGTCGATCTGGAGCGGCGGGAACGCTTGACGAAGGCCCGACTCAGCGGCCAAACGCGCTGCACCCCCTACTGCCGAACCAGAGAAGAAGTTCAGGAACGCTTGACTCGCAAATAAACTCCTGTAAGCTAGTCAACAGTTGAGGTTCATTGATAATCGAATACGGTTGAGGGGCGCCAAAACGGCGCCAGCCCAGGAACCACGCGGACTAATGATCCGTAGTATTGCCAGCGCATTGAGCGCTCACGGTTAACGCTACGGGTCAGTCCGCGACGGAGAAAGCATCCACGCGCTTGACGGCGCCTCTCAACCGTGCGATATTCATGAGCACAACAGGGCAAGTACGGTGTGGATTCACCCGAAAAACGCTAAGTAGTTCATTGAAATCCTGCGCGACCCTACGTGCTTTACGCACGGCTTACGAGCTAAGAGGGTCGGCTACATATTGAAGATGGTACGCCCGGACCGAAACGCGGGCTGAACGCAAGGCGCGTCAATCATGGTGACCGTTGTCAAGGCAGGCACTTTTGATTTTCGCACCGAAACAAGCGTCACTGTCAAGGACCGCAGCGTTTTGAATCATGAACTAGGCTGCTCCTTTCGCTAATCAATTGCCCCGCATGGCGGTGTGTACCCTGGTAGCGTTATAAGAGGGCCCCTACTTCACCAGACGTACTGAACGGCGCGACATACGTGGAACGGTTAGCCCACGGGTGAATCGATGGCCGGACGGTCATCATGATTGACGCGCCTTGCAAGTTGATTGTGTCACTACTGCGGACCATCACGGTCCAATGGAGGTGACATATGGACGAACTCGAACTCCTGAGCAGGATCACGGACCCGCGCAAGCGCCCCCCCGTGGACGTGAGCGTGCGTGAGCTTGTCACGGACGAGTATGGTGACGTTATCTGTGCGCTCTCGCACGGAATCGTCAACGAAGTCGAATACCGCGAGCGCAACGCCACGATCGTGAAGCGCTACTAGAGACCTACTACCGCAGGGAGGACCTTGCGGGCAGTAGTGACACAATCGGCACACTACCCAGGAGGCAGCCATGAGCAATAAGCGTCAGCAGCGTAAGCGTCGGAACCGGCGCAAGGCAAAGCAACGTTCGAAGCGCGGCATGGAGATCTCGCACGAAGAGGTAGTGCCGTTGCCGGTGCCGTCGGCGCCGATGCCCATCCGAACGTCCGCTGAGCGGCTGTTCAAGATGTGCCAGACCCGACCGCAGCGCTTCTCGAAGACTCGGAACCTGCAGATCATGAGCGGGAACCGGGAGTGGCGCGAAGATGAGCAGCGGTACGTCGGCAAGAATGCACACAAGCGCAGCCGCATCACGGCGCGTGAGTGCCACTACGACGGCGTGACCACGGAATTCCGACGGGACCGGCGCGAACAGACGCCTTACTCGCGGGATATCTACGGACCACGTGAGCGCAAGGTGACACACGGCGAATGCACGCCGGTCGGCAGCAACGAACACTTCTTCGACCATGTAGACTTCCACGTCGCAACGTGACATGCGACGGGGGGACCGTAAAAAGTCCCTCCGTCATTGCATGAAACCGCTAAACCCCTGGTATCGCTAGGCTTTTCAGGCCAGCGCGAAGTGTGCAATGTGGGAAAACCTAATGATTCCGGCACAGTCAGCTAACCGTGTGAACTTTCTAATGGAGAAGTGATGACAAATGCTTACGTTGAGATCCTTCGCTCCACCGCGTCGAAGGACATCATCGCGATCGACATTGAGTGTCACGGTGCCGTCTTCAAGACGGCCAACGTCGACGATGTTCCGAAGATCCTCGAACTCCTGAAAGCTGTCAACTACGACAGCGGATACGGATACCAGGAACTCGGCGGGACCATCTGGCTCAGTGACGGCTCTTGGTACGAGCGCGGTGAGTATGACGGCTCCGAGTGGTGGGAGCACAAGTTGCGCCCCCCGCTTCCCTGGAGCTAGTGAATAAGGGCCATGTACACTGGTTTGACCCGGTGTGCATCCCCGTGTACACTGGTTTACACGATGGAACTTTAGTGAGTAATGACCGCTCGGATGGGCGCCCCTCCCTGATTGCACGTTTGCCCGTTATCAACAGAGAAGGCGGGAACTGAACTGCAACACTAGGGGAGACTTACTTATTTAAATTTACACAATGACGAATGTAGTAGTACTAAAAAGGGTAAGGATATCAGCCAGATAACCCCCTCCGTGTACTCCATGCAAACAGGGAGGGGATTTTCGACCGAACCCCCCTGGCGCCCCCGTCAGAGCGGTTACACTTCCTCCCGCAAACAGGGAGGGGGAGGGGAATCCCCTCCGGGTCATATGGCACAAAGTGGAGACGTCTAGCGTTTTCCCTGTTTGCGTAAATTTTTCGCCTCTCCGATCCCCGATCGTTGTCATACTGCACATGCGTACAGTTTGAGAACGTGCAAACAGGGAGGGGGTGGCCTTCGACCCTAAGCCCCCTCGCAAGGAGCCGAACATGAACCCCTTCGGTATCATGGTCACGATCGTCTGCCACAAGTGCCGACGGACCGCGAAGTGCAGACGGCGACACGTCAAGGTGTTCGTCTGCCGATGCGAGACCCTCATGACCGAGGACAACATCACAACGATCCACGTCGGATCGTTGAAGCTGGAGAAGCCGTCGTGAGGGTTTACGTTGTGATCTCAACAAACGGCCGGATCTTCGGGGTTTACTCGTCGCTAGAATTGGCCAAAGAGCGCGTGACAGACGTCCGCTCCTATCGCGACTATAGAGACGAGTGCGTGGAGATCTTTGAGGAGGAACTCGATGAGTTCCCTGTCATCTACTAAGGAGAAGCCGTCATGAAAGACCCCGAGAACGACACTGTCATGAAGTTCATGGCGACGATCAGGCACCACGACTCCCCGTGCATCTACAAGGCGGCGGTCGTCGCCTACCTCGTGCTCCAGGACGGAGTCAACATGCACGTCGCGGAGGGCCTCGTGAGGACCAACCCGGAGATCGTCGCGAACTGCCACAACATGCGCAGCTACACCTACTACTGCGCGACCCTGCTGCTGAGGACCCTCTAATGCGCTACGTGATCTACATCACCGGGCCGGGCGGCGTACGCACCCTTTACGCAACCTTCGCCCGTCTCTCGGCGGCGATCAAGTGCGCGAACGGGATGCGGACGAACAAGGATCAGTGGCCGGTTGTCCACGATGCGCGAGACCTCAAGATCGTCCACAACGGCCGACCCGTGATCGATCTCTCGACCCTCTCGACCGAGGACATGACGCGCCTGCTGAACCAGATGGCGGAGGCACAGCCCGACCTGTTTAAGGAGGTGATCAAGTGATCTTCACCTGCCGAACGGTCCCGAGGGCGGCGCACGCCCCGACCGCGCTCGGCCAGCACACGATCACCTCCCTTTTGGAGTACGCCGAAACAAACACCGAATGGTTCAACCAGCGCGCAAGGATGATCGCCGGAAACGCGCCCGGGGCTCTGCTCATTCTCAGCCATTGGAAGCCGGGGGCCAACCTTCCCCCCGCGTGCGTACGTGCCCACAGGCGCCTGCGTACGTACGCGTATCCGCCTTCCTACCCTCAACCGGGGGCCTTGCTTGCTTGGATGGTGCGAAGCCGTCTGACAGCGGCTGAGGCGTCCTACCACGCACGGAGCGAAAACGGCATCTGGCGCTTGACACTCCGGCTCACTCGTGTAGAGTAGTTACACAACAGGGCAGCCAACCCACAACATTGACCGACCGCCACACTGCCCGGCGGTCATGGAGAGACTGACATCATGACCGACCTCGACCCCCGTGCATTCCTCGCCGGCCTGACCCCCGAGCAGCAGGCGCAGTTCGCCGCTGCCTTCTTCCAAGAGGCGCCCGATGCGGTGACCGCTCACCTCGCGGCATCGCCCGCGGCTCAGGCCCTCGCGGCCACCGTGGTCAAGCCGAAGCGCAAGAGCCAGCGCGGCCCGTCCTTCTGGGACAAGGTCTTCGCCGACGAGGGCGTCATCGCCGGCATCGCGACCCACCTCGGACTCGAAGAGGGCGCGACCTCCTTCGAGGTCTTCGCCGGACTCCAGGCCCGCATGGAGCGGCCCTCGATCACCGGGACCTTCGACCGCAAGGACGCCGAGGGCCGCGTCCACAAGATGCGCATGGTGCTCATCGACGAGACCGGCAAGTCCACCGCGTCGATCCAGGGCAAGATCGAGGACATCGCGACCGCGTCCGACACGAAGGCGCTCACCGCCGCCGTTGAGGCCGCGCTCAAGGCCGTCACGAAGGCGCGCGCCCTGCCCGAGACCGAGTCTGCCGAACTGACGACCGAGATCAACGCTGCGAAGGCGAGCCGCGAGGCTCAGCTGACCGACGCTGCGACCCCGCCCGAGGCGCCGCCGGCGGCCGAACTCCCGGCCGACGTTCCCCCGGCTCCGCCCGCCTAGGGCACGGATGAGCGCCGGGCCTGCCGACCCCTCCCAGCGAGGCAGGCTCGGACGCTCAGGGGAGGCCGTGGTGCAAATACGTGGACGCACGTAGAGGTAACTCGCATTGCGACCTTCCCCTGAGCGGTAACTCTTACCGCAGGCTTCTCCGCCTTTATGTTCAGGAGGATACATGGACGTTGTTTGCTCGAACTGCAAGCGCACGCTTTGCCCTAACTTCACAATCCAGAACTCGGTCCGCGTGGCCCTGGAGTGCAAGTGTGGCGAGCGCGCAAACCACTACGTCGCTCAGGACGGGTCACTGACCGAGCGCAAGCCGGTCCGGTACAAGCCACCTGCCTACTTCGAGTCGCTCGAAAACGACACGGCGACCCTGCGCGAGAGCGCGCAAGCTCTGAAGGAACTCCGCGTCCTCTATGACAGCACGGGCGAGCGGATCCACGCGCTGAACCAGATGCGGATCCCCGTGATGGACCGCGAGCGGACCAGGGTCATGCGCGAAGTCATGGGCTCCAGGGTCATGACCACGGCGGGAGGTGATCCCGTCAAGGCGATCGAACTCGTGCTGTCGAGGATGGACCCGGACTCCGCCGCCGAACTGCTCCAGAGCATCATGGCCCGGATGCAGTCGTGAACAAGCTCATGCGACTGTTCATGGTGGCGGATACAGAGACGCTGTGGGTGGTCTCCGCCGGCCACCATAACCACGCGAAGAAGTTGGTTCGAAAGAAGCACCCACTCGCTGGCCGCCTGACCGCAACGGCGATCGACAAGCGCGGCGCAATACTCTTCGACATGCCGTTGTGTAAGGGTATGAGGTCATGACCACCGACCTCGAACAAGCCCCCGAGGGCTGGCGCTGCCCGAACTGCAAATTCAAGCTGGCGAACGTCTCGCACAAAGAGAAGTGCGTCGAGGTCACTTGCCGCGGGTGCTTCCACAAGCAGACGATCGCACTGCTGGCGCCGACCGCTCCGAAGGTCGTCAAGGAAGTCGAGGTCGTCAAGACCCCCGACGTGGACTACGGGAAGGCGGACTTCTACTTCGACCAGACGAACATGATCACCGCACCCCGGACGTGGTACAACGGGCGAGGACTGTTCCTTCGACCTGAGCACACCGACGTCGTCTGTGCCTACGTCACGAAGGACGGTCAACATATCAGGTTCCCGGCGAACCTGCATAACATTGAGGTGATCTCCAGGGAAGGGATCGCGAAGCGACACCTGAGCGGGATCGCCGGCGAGAGGTTCACCAACACGTTCATGGACCGCTGGCACGAACTCGAATGGCGTAAGCAGGAATTCGAGAGGGCCGAGCGTGTCAAGCTCAAGAAAGGGAAGGACGAGTTCACCCTCTTCGGGCAGCCGGTCGAGATGCCGGTTGACTCCTGGGTTGATACGCACACAGCGGACGGTCGACACTTCTACTACCAGCAGAAGGCGGCTGTCGTCCTTGCGGTTAGGGTCAAGCGTGCCCTCCTGGCGTACGAGCAGCGGACGGGCAAGACCCCGACCATGCAGGCGATCATCCAAGAACTCAAGGACAACGGAGAGATCGACGTCGTCATGGTGATCGCCCCCGTGCGGCTGCTGAACACGGCCTGGGAGGATGAGTTCGAGCGGTACTGGCCCGAGAGCAAGCGCGTGATCATGCGCTCCGAGAAGTCCAGGCTCGAAGCGATCAACTATGAGCAGGACGTGTACCTGTCCTCCTTCGAGTCGGCATCGGTGAACTGGTCAGTAATCCGCAGACTCCACCACCCTTCTCGTGTCATGGTGATCTGCGACGAGACGATCAAGCTCAAGAACCCGAAGGCCCGGCGCACGCTCGGGACCATGAGGATCTCCCAGGAGGTCGACTACTTCTACGAATTGAGCGGCGCCCCGGTGTCGAGGCTCCACGAGGATGTGTGGGCGCAAGCGTACTGCATCGACCCCGGTATCCTCGGAGATCACTACGACGCCTTCTCGAACAGCTTCTTCTCCGAAGACTACGCCGGCCGCAAGGGGTTCCGCAAGCACCGGAAGGCGACCTTCCACGAGCTGACGAAGAACTTCATGTTGCGATGCACGCGCGGCGAGGCGGAACAGTTCAGCGGACGCGATACCTACACGGTCAACGTCAAGCTGAAGGCCAGCGCAATGCAGGCCACGGTCTACCACGAGATGCTGAACTCTTACATGGCGGTCCTCGAAACGGCGACTGGAGCGGAACTCGAATCCGAGGCGCAGAACATCCTGGTCCAATTGCTACGCCTGCGAGAGATCCTGAGCGGCTTCTTCTCCTTTGAGGTGGGGCCGGACGTCTTCGCGCGAGCGCGCATCCCGGGCAACCCGAAGGTCGAATGGCTCAAGGGCAAGCTGGACAGCAGCCCCGGGCAGCAGGGGATCATCTTCTGTGAGTTCAACGAAGGTGAAGCGATTATCGCGGACACTCTGGATGAACTCGGGATCAAGTGGGGCGGGCTGTTGCGCGCAACGCGTGAGCGCTCGGGGCACTACGGTCAGCGGGCGTACGGGAGCCGCGACGACATCTTCGCCGACCACGTGCGAGACTTCCAGGCTGGAGATATCCAGATCTTCGTGGGCAAGCACAGCAGCATCGGTCACGGGTTGACGCTCAGCGCCGCTGACTGGGCTGCCTTCTGGAACATGGGGTTCAACTCCGACAACTACGATCAGGCGAGGATGCGACCCGTCGCTGGCGGGAAGTGTGCGCTGATCTATCACCTCATGATCGCGGGGTCTATCGAGACCGAACATATCTACCCCGCACTACGGTCTCGCGGCGACATGAAGGCGACCGTTTTGCAGGATGCCGCACGCCAGGGCTACTACTCCTTCTTTGAGCAGCTGAGCAAGGAGACGCTCCAGGTGGCAGCAGCGACCGAGTACGACAACGACACGCTCGAAGTCGAGGCCCGGAAGATCACTGGGTACTCCGGGAGCCTCGTCCTGAGCGACCTCCAGACGTGGCTGCGCGGCGACAGTCCGGTCCTCGCACGCCTCGACATGGTGCGCAGCGCAGGCTCGACCTCGAACGCGTACCGCAAGGTGATCGGAATCTACTCGAAGAAGCTGGATGATGAGTCGCAGGTCATCGCATCCCTCGCCGAGAGCGCGAAGGTGCATGGATGGGATTGGGAGATGTTCCTGACCGAGGTATGCGACCGCCTCATCGTGGCGAAGCATGACCGAAGGACGGACGACAAGATGTTCGACCTCATGATCGCGTACCTCCGCATGAAGTGCGTGAACGACATTGGAGTGGCGTGATGGGTAAGCGATGCTCGCTCTGCGGGAGCAGGGTCTGGTTCTGGCAGAAGTATTGCGCGACCTGTGGTATGCCGCGGTGGTGGCGATGACCACCCCATACCAGAACATGCTCGAAGATGCGTCAGAATCTCTGGCGGACGCAATCTACGTCGCACGCAACGCGAACGACCACGCACAGGCGACTGAAGCTGAGAAGATCTTCTACTCGACCCTGCTCCTGAACCACAGGCACAAGGTCGAAGAGCGACAGCGCGCCACAGGCCGCGAGGACCTTGAGCGCATCTTGCGAAACGCGGGAGTGAAGTGATGAGTACTGAACCAGGACCATTGCCTGAAGGCGCCGACGCTGACTACCCAGACCGCGCCGACGAACTCGAGGCCGAGCTCAAGGCGTCGAAGGAGCGGGTGGGGGATGCCCGCATCATGGCCGGGCTTATCCTCAGCGCTTACGACCCTGCGACTCCGGCAGACCGAGCGGCGCCGACCGCGGCGGCGGCAATCGAACGGGCGCACCGCTTCTTGTTGGACACGAAGCCCACCGCGCTCAGCTCCGAGGAGGGTGGGTGATGGCCCTCGATGACGCGCTCAGGAATCTGGAAGAGGCGGGGCGAATTCGGTCGCGGTGGCTCCGGGGGATGTCTGGCGTTGATATCAACGGGTTATCGCTGGTTGTTTCGAATAGCCGAACAGAGGCCGAGATGGTCGGGATTTTCGGCTACCCAGTCACCGTTGACCTCGCCGACCCCCTCACCGTGCAAGGGATCCTGCTGCTCGCGCGGGAGGCGTGGGGGGACCCGACGCTGACCACGATGCGTGAGCGCCTCGGATGGCGCGTGTACTGCTGGCCTGCGACTCCGCGCGGGTT